TTAAATGTGGGTTAGTGTCCAAGAATCATCGCCTGAATCTCGGTTTAATCGTAGGGTTTGACTAAAAGCCTTCAAAGCCCCTTGGGACCCATCAGCAACGGTCAATATTTGTGCTTTGGGTGCGTTCAAGGCCCAATTACCAGTTGAAATAACAACCGCGCCCTCTGTGCCTGCATTCCATTTTGTATAGACTGCATCCGTAGCCAATAGATCGACTAGAGGGTCAATACTTAAAATAGGTGTACGGTCAGTAATCACGGCAGATAGAAAACCTGTAGCGTCCGAGGGTTTATTTTCCATCTCGATAGCGTTACCAATATCCAATTCAAACTTTGACAATCTTTGAGCAACCCCGCCAACTGTGATAGTGGCAGATTTTACCGAATTGGGAACCGTAGAATCAAGAGTTCCAACGGTTAAGGCTGTTTCATCGGTATAGCCTACATATTTACCAGTAATTTCAATATCTAGTCTCCAAGGCATCCCTAGGGCTTCACAAACTAGCTTTCCAGTGGCTAAACATCCTACAAATTTGTGATGTATTGCGCTTCCACCTGTGGCCATTTGGTCTTGAATAATGCAAGTATATGTTTTTCCAGCTGGACCAACTTCATAAGTTGAGATTGGAGTATATACTACCGAAACTCCAGTGTTTACAGATTCCTGCAATCCTAACATCTCGAATATTTTTGCGCATTTAGGGGGGGTATCTTCGTTGCCTGAATGATTCAAAAATAGGCTTGCGGATATAGTGCCCTTTGAAGTCCCAACAACACCAACGTGTGTATCAAAGTCCCCTGTAGCATACTTTCCATCCGTGATAGGCTTTTCAGCTGTCCAAGAAATGTTGAAAAAAGGTACATCAAAATCAGTCCCAGTTATAGCAACTGCTGTACCCCTTGTGGTCTCTTCTTTTACGATTAGAGCCGTTTTTTTGCTTACTGCGGGTGATCCCATATATTCTCCTATTGGTTTGTCGGAATAGTCCGACGTTGGTAATATTCACATTCAATTAAAAATTCTGTACTCACTGGATAGGTTTCATTTGCCCCAGAAAGGATTTTATAAGATATTGGCCTTACTTGATAACACCCGTAGGCGTTAAGTAATCCATAATCACTAAATAATTTTTTAAGATCGTGGGCTAGTTTTGTTCCTATTAAGTGCCTATCTACAGTCCTTACCATAGCCTCGCTTTTCCACTGATATACAAGCCTGTATTGGACTTTATTTGTATAGTGCGTAAAGTTAGGGGTATTGGTATCCGCCTCGATATTAACTTCATCTTCCATCTCTACGGTAATCCGTGGAAAGTTTACAACCTTGGCCAAATCAAACTGGTTTATATCGCCAACATTGTAGTAATAGTCATTTGCCTGAGTCATCAACGCGAGTTTTACGGCGATTCCGTCGCGTATTTGTATTTCTATTGGATTTACGGCGGGTGCGGTCATGCCCTATACACCTTAGAAAATATCGCGCTATACTCTTCAGGAGTGTCGGCAGTGCCTGAAATAACATCTTTAGTAAGTTTTTGAGTAAGTCCTTCGAGAGTTTTCTTATAAAGTTCGAGTTTATTGCCATATACATCAATTGTAACATCATTGTTTTGAATAAGTTTATCATATAACCCCGAATTGTTAAAACATACTTCCCAACCTACATAAGCTTTTAACCATTCTTTGACCAGAAAGGGGAGGGGTGAGGTTTCTATTTCAGAGACTAAAAGTCCCTTAGAATTGGCTAAATCTTCCAAGGCATCATCGGCCCTGTCAAGATATGTTGTATCTGAGGCTACAATGTTATATATTAGCTCGTCTTTTATATCTGAGGAAGCTATATAAGCCATTAGAACACCTTTTCCAATACATTTTTAAAATCTAAATCTACTTTGTTTTTTAATCTTCGGAAAGCACCGTATATAAACTGATCTTTCTTGATTCCGCTTACTTTGTGACCCTTAGAAAAAAAGAATCTCCCAGAATTACCAACGAAACGAAGGGCTTTTTTATCCCTTGGTTTAATCGAGTGTGCTTTGGTTCCTTCATGCTGAAAGTCCGCATAGGGGGCCTTATTGGTATCTAGTCCGATTGCTGTTTGGAACTGGCCCCTAGATTCCCATTGTATGGAATTATCTAGGTTACCTGTTCTCGATATATACTTATGGTTGTCCTGTGCGCTCTCTACAATATCGCGAGAACTCATTTTTAATTGAGTGGCCATAGCTAAAAGGGCTTTACCGTTCTTTTCATTAAGAACCTTGGATATATTACCTTTTATTTGATAGCTTATCACTCTTTATTTCCTTTTTAGGTTGAGGGGGGATTTTACTCCACCCCTCTTTTTCCCACTCCAATACATCAACGGGATAGTGAACTTGTACATCTTTCCCATCTTTGTATAGAGTTATCATAGTGGTGCTAGGTACGCCTCGAAAGTGATTGAGGGAGTTGTTCCGCCTACATCAAGATTAACTCGAACGCCTTGGATTGCTCCAGCTACGGCCATTTTTCCAACGGTCTTGCCAGAGTAAGGAAATTCGTATTTACCTGTTACTGTATTGGGAATAGTTCCACCGCCAACTACTCGATAAGTAGTGCCATCGTATACTTCAACATATACAAGGTAACTTTCATCTCCTGTAGTGGCATCGAGAGCGGTTACATTTACTACCACTTTCCCGTATAGATCATTATCTAGATCGGGATGGGTAACAGCAGTACTTTGATAGTCCGCTGTTTTGGTAGTGCTGGCCTGTAATACTAATAGTGCATCTTTCATGTTTTCTCCTTAAGCAGTTACGGCTGCATTGGTTATAAGGTTTAGGCGAGTTGCGGCTTTTTTGTGCCAAATCGCTTGGTTTACATACCATTCTAAACGGGTTCTATATACGGGTGCTGAGTCGATTTCACCAAGGTCTCTTACTTGGATTCCACCATTTTGCAATCCAGTGTAATAGCCAGGAGAGGCGTTGATAACATATATAGAAGTAGTTGAACTGGTTTCACTGAAAGGAAGGATCGCAGTTTCGGTATTATCCTTATCAATAGCAATCAATCGAAGGCCATTATAAGTAGTAATTCGTTGACCGAAAGTACCGATCTGGAAGTCTACTGATCCACCGATTGAACTATTTCGAGAGGCAGTTACCAAGCGTCGAATCATCGCAGGGCTAAGAAGGATTGCATTTGCCCCTTCGGTAGCGTCGATAGCTTCATCAAGTTTAGCAAGTGACAAGCCAGCAGTACCATTGCTGATAACTTGATCGCCCGCTGTATCACCCAAAAGATACTGAAGACCGTCAAACTCTTCAGGATTGGAGTTTTCAGAGC